ATAGTAATCTTTATTACCCTCTAAACCATTAAACCATCCAGCAATTAAATCAAAGTTATCTATAATCATAATTAATGAATCCAATGGTCACCTACAGCTGGTTCTGCAGGGTATTCTAGTTTTGTATAAAATTTAGCAGCACTTTCTTTCATTAAATTAGCTAAGAACTCTGGGAAGAAATCAGCTAACTCTTCAGGAAATTCCGCGTTGATTTCATCGTGAGTTATATTAACAATCTTTATCTTGTTAAAATAACCATTATCTAAAATCCAATTATATAATCTAGTAGCAGCTTCCTTAATAATTATAGCACCACTACCTTGAGTAGGAGCATTTAAAGCTAATCTTTCTTGTTTTGATACTTCAGCAAAGTGTCTCTTAACCTCTAATACTAATGGATGTTCGGGGTTAGATTCCTTTATCTTTCTATACTCATCCCAGAATGATTTATCTTCTCGGTATCTAGCTTCTCTTTCTTTCCATTCATCAAAGCCTTGCCAGAACATTTTATGCCCTGTAGTATGACACATAATTATATAACCATTTTTCCTAACAAATTTACCTCCTTTTTCTTTAAAAGTTTTAATACCACAAAAGGTTTTATAGAAGTTATTTTCAATTATTTGAGCCTCTTCTAAAGTGATAGATAAAGACTCAGAAATAGATTTAGCTCCACCTCCAAACTGCACGCTGAATTCAGGTGCTTTTGCCTTTTTTCTGAGGTCAGGTCTGAGCTTTTTAATATCCTTTATTTCTATACCTTCTAACTCTTCAGGAAAACAACTTTTTGCAGCCAAACTATGTATATCTCCAGAGCCTTCAATATACTCTTTTAGCATAGCTTTTTCATCGTAAATATCGGCACCCAATCTACTCTCTAAAGCACTGTAGTCACAAGAGCAAAATAAGTTACCTTTTTCCGACACAAAACTTGAACGAGTTTCGTGGTCACTAGGCAACTGTTGGTGATTTAAATTCTTACAAGAACCTTTTGGTAATTTCTTATATAAAGCTAAATCACTATTATCACTACCACCACAAGACATTCTACCTGAAGCTGTACCTAATTGATGATAATCAGTATGTAACCTTCCTGTAATAGGGTTAATGGAATCTATGAATACTTGACCGAAAGAATCTACTACTTTGTCAGCCCCTTTAAACTCAAGGTATAGCTTTAGAAAGACATCATTGATTCCTTTCTGTGTTGAGAGAACTTTAGATTCTACACTATCCTTTAATCGTCTAGCCTTTCTATCATAAACAAGAGTTTCAAACCCTAAACCTTTAACAAAAGGAATCACTTGTTTAGATGATTTCCAATTGATATTACACTTAGGTGAGAAATCTACTTCTTCAAACAGGTCATAATATTTAGCTGTTTCAGTATAATCACTATATAATGGATTGGATTCTACAAATTCATTTAATGCTTTGGTAGCATTATTCAACCTGATTAAATCGTTATCCATCTTAGCTCGCCATTTATTCTCATCCAACTTAATACCACACCATTCTAAATAAGCCATTACAGGAACAGTATCACATTCAAATTGACAAGCTGTTAATAGACCTTTATCCTCTAAATCCTTCTTAATAGAAGAGGCTAATTTCTCTATATACAATACATCATTAGCTGAATATATAATAATAGAGTCATTTAATCTTGCTGTTGTGATAGTCTCTCTGACTTCTTTACTCATAGAAACACTTAACCTTCTCCATAGAGTATTCTTTAAAGAGAAATAACCTCCTTCATATTTATGACCTAAATATAGAAGTTGCTCCATAATCATAGTGTCATATACCTTTCTAGGTATAATACCAACAGAATACAGAAACTTAAGGTCAAACTTTAGGTTATGTCCTATTAAGGTTTTTGTTTCTAAAATTTCTTTATAATAGAATACAGGTACAGACTCCACATCAACAACCATCTGAAAATCATATTTATCAGAACCAAACTGAATTAATCTCAATTGGCAGATATGGGGGTCTAAACCTGTAGTTTCTGAGTCATATTGTAGAAGGTTAGCTTTAGATAGCATTTGTAAAGATTCCTCTATACTTATAATCTTATAGTTAGAAGTTTCAAACAACTCTGCTTGTTGCGTTACTAAGTAAATCATAGTATAAGAACCATATCATTGTAATCTATTATAGCGTTATTGCTAACTAAGAACCTTGAACCTAATATACCGTGTATAGTTAAATCTGTAAAGTAACTCTTTATGTTAGACAAATCAGCGAACTGTGTTTGTATAGTTACTTCTTTTCCTTCTAAAGTTATATCCAGATTATACATTTCGGAGAGACTAGTAGCCCCTCCAAATCCTTTACATTCACAATCAAACTTTGCATCAGCATCATCTAAAAATTGTAAATCTAAAACATTCAGAGAGGCACCAGAATCTACTAACAAATTAAGTTCTCCTATATCAGATTTAACTGTAATTATTGGTACACCAGTATAAAATAGTTTATCAAAACTAATTCTTACCTGTTGTTCCAAAACCACCTCTACTTTCTGAAGATAGGTTATCGGTATATTCGAATTCAATCTTACTGTCAAATAGCCACTTTATTCTTTGCCAGATAGTAGCTTTCTGAGAAAGTTGAATTCTAAATTGGCATATTCTATCACCCTTCTTAATAGTAGTCTTTCTATAAGCAAGGGCTGGGAATCCCCAATAATCTTCATTACCACAATAAGAATTATCAATAACACCAAATGAATTAGCACAGGTAATACCGAAATTCTTATATGTAGAACTACGAGGTACTACAATAGCTTCATAGCCTTCGGGTAACTTCATTGCTACATTAAGTGGTAGTATGGATAGTTTAGGGTATGTTTCACTCTTCTCCTTTTCAATAGTTACATCCTCTGTAACATATAGGTCAATCCAATCACCTTTATCTATAACTTGAATTGGGAATTCCTTATCTCTAAGTTTTACTTGTATCTTCATTTATTTTCTTCAATATATTTAGTGTGAGTATTTATTAAATCAAGCTGATTTAATATTGATTCTAATACACTGTTGTGGTAATAACAATATAATTCTTGTCCTTCTGTATTATAGTTAAATCCTGCACAATCTAATGTGTGAAATATAGCATGCATTATTTCGTGTACGATAGAACCTAGAAGGATATGTAGATTGGTATTATGTTCTCTACTTATAAATATGTAACTGCTATTACCACCATAGGTAGTTAGACCAAGAGAATTATCAAATCCTTTTGTCTTGATACTAGCCTCCTCTACTTCATCAATCTTTCCGTGTATTTCTCTTAGGAAGTCTTCAAAGTCACCATAATAAAAGTATATAGAGCCATTAAATGGCTGCATTTTATAAATTGATTTTTTAATCATATAGTATGTTAGGGGTGCAATATAACACCCAGATTATTTTATCTCACAAGAACCCCCAGAACAAGACATAGCACCTAATTCATTTGCATTATTGAATTGTTCCTTCTCAAATTCCACCTTATCCCAATTAATAGGAGTATAGGTGCGCTGAAGTTCCTTAAAGTAGTGAATGTTATTAACTCTCTTGAGAACATTTATAGCCTTATAAACATCCCCACCAAAATAATTATTGGCAAACTTATTTATTCTACGAATAATATCACGCTTCTGTGATAAACCCTTAACTCTATCAAAGAGCTTAAGTTCTAGGTTAGCCATAATCTTCTGTATTTCCTCCTGAGTATAACCGACTCCTTCCTTTTTCATACTCTCAGTAACCATATCAGGGGTAATAAATATCTTTTCCCCTCTACCTTGTACTACTTCACAAGCAGTCCAAAGGTCATTGTATACCTTGAGAATATCTGTAATGAGACCAGATGCAAATAAAGCACCTTCCCCATATTCCATTAATTCCTCTATTGTATTTACCTTACACATAGGTGCCTGTGGTAAATCAATATCACCATAAGAAGATAAGAATGATATACCTGAGACATAAGATTTATTATCCCATACCCATTTCTTAACTTCATCCCATTCACCATCATATACATCCACTGTATTTGATACATTATTGTGAACAGATTGGTTGTAATCTCTAGCTCCTTCCTTAACCCAACTCTGCTGAACTAACTTAACAGCTTCTAATAGATTAATCCCGTGTAGTTTTTCTCTTAGTACAGTTTCATTATCTTCTTCTATAGGGAAGAAAATCTTCTTGTCTGTAGTAGGTTTAAATATATTAGTTTGTACAGCCTGCGGGTTTGCTTCTTCATAAGCCTTTAGATTAGGTTCCTCTATGTTAGCTTCTACACTTCTAAGGTATTTCCTAGCATAAGCTCCGTGAATACCTGAAGTCATACCTAACAATAAACTAACGGTACCGTCAGGCTTGACACAAGTAGTTCTACTGGCTGGATTAATACCTAGAACTCTTGCTACCTTTTCATTCTGACTCTTAACTATATTAGCACCTGCTCTTAATGTACCTCTATCTAATAAAACTTGGGGGTTATTCATAATACCACCAATAGAGACACCAATAAGAGGGTCATCCTTAATAATGTTTTCCGTGGTTTCTCCTAAGAATGGGAAGGAATTATAAATAGCTTGTACAGTAGCTAATGTAGAAGCTGCCTCACAATACTTATAAAAATCAGTAACGTTAGTACATTCCAAACCATTAATAGAAACAAGATTACATACTTGCCATCCTGTCTTACCATCCTTATCTGTGGGATAGAATCCAATCTCACAACAAGGATTACACCCTGTTCCATCTACTTCCCTAAAATAAAGTCCTGGGTCACCTGACCTCCTCATCGCTTCAAAAAGACCTGAGAAGGTATCATAAGAAACCTTATCTCTTGTAAGAGCTGCAGACATATTGAATCTAGCTCTTTGTGGATTCTCAGTAAACCAATCACCAGTCTTACAATTTACCATTTCTTCATCCTCGGGGGTAAAGAGAATGATACAAGCTGAGCGTCTTACACCACCTGATAATACAGATTCAGCAATAAACGAAATAACATCTGTACATTGTAGTGCTGTAAGTCTTGTTTGATTATTACTTATAGCCTTTGTGAGTAGCTTATCAATAAGCTGTAAACTCTTCTTTAAACCTTCAGGTCCTGGGGCTACAAATCTATTAGCAATTAAAGCACCTGATGGTCTAATAGCACTGAAATCAAATTCAGGTATTGGGTAATCCTCATAGAAATAATGATAGATTAACGCTTCAAAAGCTTCAGCCCAACCTTCAATAGAATCATCTACAAGGAAAGGCTCTCTAAGTGTATTTATCTTATCCTTTGTTAGTAGGTTAGGTAGCTTATCTATATGCATTTGCTCTACAGATAAACCTACACCACAACCACATAAAAGCATCCAAGCTGTTTCCTTGAAAGCTCTTAGTCTATCTAAATGAGTGTAACTGCAGTTATAGGATTTAGCATTAGTCTTAAGGACTGGTTCTCCACCAAACTGAAGGTTTCTTTGTGAACCTACTAGTTTCTTATCCTTATAGAACTGAATAGCTTCATTGAATTTCTCCATAAACCATTCATTCCCCAATGCCTGTGGTGCTACCTTCTCAATCTGAGTTAGGTGCATCTGTTTAATTCTGTCTACACTCTCTTCCCAAGTTTCCTTTCTCTTTAAATGTGGTATATAAAGAGAGTACTTACTTTGGAAGACATAATCTGATAAAGCTTGTTTACTAGGAGTCATCTTTAATAAGTTAGTTAATAATTATTTCCTCGATATATTATCAAGGTATCGCATAATTTCGTGCAGATAGCCTGCTATTAAAATCAGGCATACTGAAACAATAATTTTAAACATCATAGTGTATCGTTTTTAGAAGATATGTTTCTTAGCTCATCAGTCTTACCCATTATAGCATTAGCCCTATCACGGATTTCTCTGAGTGCTTTTCTCCTTCTCTTAATGATTTGAAGTTCCGTATCATCTATAATATTCAATATCTCGGCTGCTAATGTAGCAATCTCCATACTAGTATGCCAAACCTCACAAGAAGGTTTAATATCTCCCTTTTTCATACTATTCTTTTTTAAAGAAATCTTCAATAATGTTTATGGGTTTAACCCAATCAGGTTGATGTTTGTTCAGAGTAAGATAATCATTTAATTCTACAACAATTTCTCTCCAACCTCTAAACGTTTCATCACCTAAAGTATAACCATCCGTTCTTTGAGTTTGATTAAACTCCCAAACAAGAGGGTTTAAAGTTTCCTTGTTTACAACTATAAACTTATAGTCTAATAGCTCATAATCCTTATACTCTTCGTCTCTATTAAGTACCGCTCTAATCAAAGTCCAATAAAGCTGAGCTTGAATAGCATAACGATATGTAATAAAAGATTGTGGGAAATTATATTCAGGTTTAGAGGTAGTCTTTAAATCAACAGGTGTAATAGTCTTAGCCTTATGGTCTACGTGTAAACAGTCTACCATACATCTAAGATTAACACCCTTATAGCTACCTTTAAACTTTAGCTGATAGTAATTCTCATAATCTCCAAATACATCAGGTAGGAAATACTTTGCAGTATTAGGATTACCAATTAGAGCCTTCTTGCAATCTAAAGCCTTCTTATATAAGTCTGGAGATATTACCTTCTTGTCTTTATAAACAGCTATAATTCTGTAGTAACCAGCTCCTGCTAGCACTTCTTTCTTTCTCTTATTAGCCCACTTATCATCTATATAGTAGTTGCATTTTTTGCAACAACTGTGAATGATAGCATCATCTACCTTATTTAAATCTTCCTCCTGAGTTACTCTAAATATCTCTTCTAATACATTCTGAACTTGGTCTGTAACAGAAGGTATATTTACAACAGCATAAGTCTGCTTAAATACTTCCTCCGTTTCAGTAAGTAGTGTATCAACAAGTGAGCCGAAAGTAAGAGAAGGAGAAGAGATTTTATCAAATAGAGTTGCTAAAGCATTAAACCCATCTCTATCAAACCTTGATATATTGGAGTAGGATAAAGCTTTATCTTCCCTATAGACATTCTCAGGTACATCCCAAGCTAATTCACTTAGTTTTTTCATTCAAAATTCCTATTAAGTTATCACAATCTTTAACACTCTTAACCTCAAAAAATAAAATCTTATCTCTATTTTCTTCCTGTTCTAATCTATACCTAAATAGTTTTCTCTTGAGCGGATAAGAATCATTTGGGAAACCTTTACATTCTACAATAACAAAGAATCCCTTGTATTCAAATGTTAAGTCTGGGGTATAGGTAATCTTTCGTACCTTATCCACAGACTTAACAAAAGGAGAGTAAAAAAAGACAGTAGGAATGAATGCTGGTATAATATCATAAGTATGCTTCTCATAATCTATACCAACATTCAACCTATCTGTCAAATATCTGTAAACTCTTTCCTCTAACTTTGAACGGAATTTGATGTTGTTGTAGGTTGAGGTTTCCGCGTTTTTAATCTTTTTGTTTTCTCCCATATCACAGGAACATTAATTAAAATTGCAGTATTCTTCAACGTATCTACTTCCATTATTTCTGGCTCGCCATAAGAATACTTATACTTGAGCAAGTTCTTGATGAAATAGTCTACAAATGTACTATAATTTTTATTATGCTCTACAACAGCCTTACTTTTTCGAATAAGATTAGGTGTGTGAACTATAGCTAAATTACCATTTATGAAGATGTAGCCAAGAGTATTTTCTCTATCTGATATATAAGTCAGATTATAGCAAACACCTTTATACTTAACTATATCCATCAACCCATAAATATATCCGAATAAAGCAGGAGTCTTTAATTCTATTTCTTTGAAGGTACGATTACATTCATATATTTGAAAGCTATTCTTTTCAAAGTCGTAGAATATAGGTTGCTTTAACTTATATCTTAACACTTGTATATGTCATTAATGGTGAAGAGAATTCAGTGAAGAATGGAACCTCTTGAGGAAATACATCCTCTGAAAGATGCGTAAGGTAATTAGCAATAATAGCGCAGATATAACCAGAAAGCATCTGACCCATAAAGAAGGTTTGCTTATAACTACAAACAACGTTAGTAGCTTCTGAATCATCGAACAGATATTCCTTCTTGTATTTTCTAATCTTAGCAGCTTCATCAAATCTAAATGCTATAATCTGTATAGTATCAGCAGACATTCTAGCATCTATGAATAAATGTTTAGTACCTCTATTCTTCTTTCTGACATTCTCAAATATACTCTTTCTAGCTCTCATACTGTCAAGGGCTGTAAGAGTAATATCTGAAGGACAGAAATCATCCTCACTATAAGTTACGTAAACATTAGTATTATCCAGACTAAAGCCTTGTAGATTATCTCTAACAGCATCAACCTTTCTCATACCTAACTGGTCTGGTGAGAATAACTGCCCACCTAGATTAGAAAGAGATACGCTATCAAAATCAAAGATTCTGAATGTGGAAGATTGAAACATCTTAGAGATACCTAGACTAGCGTGGCTACCAATACCTCCTGAACCATAGATATTAATTGTTCTATTATTAGCTAAATCAAACCAAGGTGCGCCTGAAAATCTAATTCTAGATTCGTGTAAAGTTTCCTCCGTTAAGTATTCCATTTGTAATAAATTTAATAAGTCTGAAAATTGCAAAGTTAGTTGCTGGTGATTTAATGAAGCTTTCTGCTACTTCTCCGATAACAGTTAATACATCTTCTCTATCTACTCCATACTGACGACAATAATCTTCATCAAAGAAAGTATCAATACTCTTATTAAGCTTATCTGTCATTTTACCAACATTAAGCTTATCGGAGAATTTCATATAAGGAGGTAGATTGAGAGCTGCTTCATCTAAATCATCATACTCTGTATCTAAGACATCTAGTAGTACGTTAGTTGCAATCTCATCTAGAATGACCATTGCATCATCTTCAATAGAATCTACCACCTTAGTATTCCCTTCATCCATATATTTGAAAATATCATCAGCTTCCTCTTCGAAAGGTAGTACTTCAGCTACTTTAAAGGTTGATGGCTTAGGAACATAAGTACTTTTAGGTGTAGTCCTATTGACTGTAGGGGTAGTCTTAGTTAGGAAAGTTATACCACTCTGAGGATAAGCTTTTGTGAGTTGAAGTTCCTTAGTCCCAGACTTAGATGCCTTCTTAATCTGCTCTTCTAAAATTTCTACAACATTATTATAAGCATCATTTACAATCTCACAATCATAAATTTCAAGCTCAATGTTGTTTACTTCCTCAGACTTAGTAATAATTCTATTACCTGATAGGTCACTATAAGATACTTGCCATTCTACATTAGCTTTCTTCTGTACTCTACGAGTAATTTTAGCTACATATGCACCATCATTATTTACAATAAGAGATACATATACATCTCTAGTCTTACCTGTAGCATTAAGTTCTGCAGAGTCTGTACCTGAGAAGAAAGCCTTCATATTATGATGAGAATGAATAAGACCAAAGTCACAAGTCTCATCAAGGTTATTCTTAACAGCATAGCTAAAGTATTCAGCATTTCTACTATCAAATGTAGTAAAGCCTGAACTACCAATATCCATTACATACAAATCCCTTGCTGCAATAGAAAGAGATTCATCATCAAAATTACCGTTATATTCTACAAATAGAATACCTGACCATTCATTGGAAGGATACTTATTAGCAAGGTATCTAATTTTAGATTCTACAATATGGTCTATATATAGCTTTGGTTTAAAGTTTGTGTTCATTTTTTTCGTTAATCTTTTTGTTTAATAATGCTAGTGTGTAGAATTCCATTAATGTTCTGGAATTTAAATTAGATTCAATCCAGTCACCATTATCATTATCTGTTACCATATCAAGGATTTTTACAGCCTTGACTTCATCTTTAAATATGAAATCCTTGGTGTATCTTATATTTTCTGTACTACCTCCTGAACTTGTTTGTCTACATTCAGGACCGAATTCACCAAATCTGTATAGGTATTCTTTTGGACCATTAGTTCCAAAAACACCACTAGCTTCTAAATACTTTAAGAAGGATATAGGGTCTGTTAGACTTTCTTCTGGAGCTTCCTTTATTAGCTTGTCTTCTTCTAAACTGACGATAGAAGCCATTGGACTATCACCAGGAAATTTAAGATTGTCTATATATATGTTCATCCTGTTTAGATAGGATGATTGAGAAGTTTCTCTTCTAGATAGTTTATTAATTGATATGTAAGGACCTCCATCATAAGATTCTGTACGAATCATTTGGTCAAAGGCTACTACTAATGATTCTACATTATCCTCAACTACAGATTCTAATGTTTCACCTTCTCCTAGAGTTACAACAGTATCACCATTAACAATATCTTGTATGTTTTGTGCTATTACTCTGTAAGGAGAAGTACCTAAGCAGAAATGTTTATAGTAAACATTACCTAATGTAGGTGCGTGTGAATGAACATATCCTTCTCTAAGTTCACTACTAGTATAGAGATGTCTAGCACATACTACGCTAATAAAATTATTTTCTAGTACGAAGCCAAAACATATACCTCTAATATCGTGTGTTTCACCCCCACGACTTCTTGTAATGGTAAGCTGGTCAAAATAAACTCCTAAATATGTACCTTCTGTACCCATAATATGGAAGTCTCCTACATTCTCTTCTCCATACCTAGCTATAAGTTTATCTCGTAATATTGCTTTTATATCCATATTGTAGAAAAAAGGCACCACCCAAAGATTATCTCTAAGAGTGGTGCCTAATTTTAATTAATTATACTCAATACTAAATATTTTCAGTACGCTGGAACTGTAGGAATTCTGAGTTTTCTGCAATAGCATTTACCTTTTCTTCAATGCGAGAAAGGCGGTTGAGAACTTCTGCTTCAAATGCAGAGCAGTTACCAGAGTGAGGAGCTTCTACTGCAGTAGGAGCTGTAAGATATTCCTGAAGGAAGTTATTAAGCTCTACAGTAGAAACAGAAGAGTAAGGCTTACCATAACGAGTACGGATAGCTTCACGGAGACTATATTCATTAATCTTAGCATAGCACTCAGGACGAGTAAATGCACCAGAATTAACCTTCTTAGACTTAAGCGTCATAAAAATCTTAAGGTTTTCACTGTTGGGGATAGCATCAGTTGCTTCATAATAAGTACCTGAGTTAGGTTCATAGAGAGTAAAGTTCTCCGTCTGATAACCAAGGTCCTGTACTGCTGACTGGAAGTCTGCGAAAGTGTTGAAATCACCAGATACTTCCATCATCTTGATAGCTGAGTCGTGCTTAAACTTAATAGTCATAATTGTTTTTTAATTAAAGTTGTTAAAGTATTTCTGTTATATTTTAATACTAAATCTGAAGGGTCTTTTGCTTTATATTCTGTTGGTATGGTAAGCCTTTTTAACCAAGGGTACCTATTAATAAGGAGGTTAGCTGATAGCTCACCAATGTTTACAGATTTATAATAGTCGTTGTCATATAAGACGTATACATTTTTAAACCTTTCATTCAGCTCTACCATTATATTATAATTAGGTAGAGTAGTTTCAGAGTTAAAACATATAGCTGGTATACTACAATTCTCCATTAAAGTGAGAGCATCTTTTCTTGATGATGTAATAATAAGATTGTCTCCACTTTCTGGCAATATACTATACAAGTCTATAATTTCGTGAGTAAAGTTGCTTAACCATTTCATCTTGCCTTGTGGTTGGTAAACCTTTAATACTTGGTTACCATCTACAAATTCTACATAGACATAGGCAAGTTTCTCAGCAGGATAAGTAGCTCTATTCCCTTCTCTATTTAGTATTATATTTCTTATTGCGTGAACATTCCCCTTCTTTAGAGTTGCTTCAGATATACCATAAGAATCCCAATAAGCCAAATCATCACTATTGAAAGGTCTAGCTTCTACTTCTATAGTAGGCTTGACTAAAGTTTTGATTTCAGCTTTACTAGGCTTCTTTTCTAGTATATCCTTATACAACTCTGGAAGGGATTTTTTTGTGTATTTAGTTAGAAAAGTCCATACATTACCAGACTCCCCTGTAGAAAAATCCTTGTATATCAAATCTCCCCTTAAGTAAAAGAAAGAGAAAGAGGGCTTAGAATCTTCCCGCAGAGGTGAGTGGATAAGACAGGGGATACTGTCTATATTTATATAGGATTTCAGTATAGATTCTTCATCGTAAATACTTAGAATCTTTTCCCTTTCTTTAGGGTCTGCTAATGTATGAACTTCTCCGATAATCATTTAGAAAGGCAGGTCGTCTGCTTTAATAGTTGGTGCTGCAGGTGCAGAAGTGCTGGTGGTAGTAGCACTTGAAGGGTTAGCGAACTTAGTAGGTTCTGGCTTATACTCTGAAACATCTTCAAATGAGAAGAGGAAGTTACCTAATGCACCAGAACTCTGACGACGAGCAATATGGTCTTCAAACTTATCGTAGACATAGATAGTTCTCTCGATAGTTTCTTCTGGTGCATCTGGAGAAAGCTTAACCTTCTCCTTAATCTTTCTTTCTACAGGATTCATACTAACCTTAGCAGTGAATCGTTCGTAGACAGTCTGGAAGGTACGACCTTCATCAAATCTAACACCAAGGAGTACCTTAACCTTCTTACCCTGAGCAATAGCGATAATCTTACGAATCTCATCTACCTTACCCTTTAGAATATCATCGAGCTTTTCAAAATAACAGAAGTACTTCGAAGGGTCAGCCTGAAGAACCCACTGCTTATTTTCATAAGTGTGAGAATTCTTAATACCAAGGAGGTTACGAATAAAGAGGATAAGTTCAGATTCACCTCTCTTCTCAAGACGATAATCGTTAGCAATACGAAGTGGGTTACCTTCCTTAGAAAGAGGAATAGCCTTAGCCTTATATTCTTCAGGAGTTACCCAAGCGGTATTACCGAAATTATCAATAACACCATACTTACCTTCACGAGTAGTAAGATAGCTATCTTCAAGGAAGAAAGACATACGAGAGGTAAGATTGAGTTCTTCATTACGAACAATAAACTCAATACGGCTACGGTCCTTCTTCTTCTTCTGACCATTTTCCTCTACTTCTACCTGAGAATAATAAACAGGTTCCTTTTCAGGTTCCTTACCGAAAATCTTACCAAGTTCAGCCTTGGTTGGGTTTACTGCAAGTACAGTAACAGGGGCTACACCCCAATAAAGCTTAAATGAGCCTTCTTTTACTTCATTAATTTCTCCTAAAACCATAATATAACGTTATAAATTAAAATTCAACTTCATCTACTACTTCTGTAGAAACGGCATTCTCTGCAACAGCTTCTACAGTTTCAGTCATCTCAAGACTATCAAGAAATTCCTGTGGTGAAAGACCTCCAGTGGTCTTACGAATAGGTTCTTCAATAGCATCAATCTGTGCTAGATAACCATCACGTTCTTCTTGGAGTTCCTTAATCTTTTCATCCAGCTTACTTACCTTCTTACGCAATGGGTTAAGGCTTGAATTAATACCCTTAACTACTGCGATTTCTGTCTTAGTTAGTTTTACACTAGTCATTGTCGTTTTCGTTTTGTAAATAGTCATTTATAGATTTGTTGATAGCTGCTAAATCATTAGGGATAAACTCACTATCAAACATACCTTCGGGTGATTTTGCAGGGATAATAACTCCATCTAACATAGTAGATTGAGTATAAAATCCATACTCAGGCTTACCATTAATATCAAACTTAGGCTCAGAGAAGAGTACAATAGTAGTATTCTCCAATGGGTCGATGGTGGTATTAATCATCTTACCTGGCACTGAAGCTTCATAGGTAACAGTTCTACCATCAGATTCAACTCTAGCTGGGTGTAGATTCAAATAGATTATAATATCATCTCTAAGATTCTGACACTTAAGTAGTAGTCTCTTAAATTCAATAGTAAATTCTATAAACTTTTGAAAACCACCACTTCTAGAGAGGTCAATGTACTTATACTTTAGTAGGTACATTGCATCATCAATTACAATAGTTTTGATATGAGGGTAAGCTTCATTAACTCTATTAAGTACTTGCAATACTACATCTGCAGACAATGTAATATTACCATCATTATCCTTTACACCTGTCTTTTCACTTGCTTCAAGGAAGTTCTTTTTCTCTAGAGAGTACTTAGCTCTAGAACCCTTGAATGGTAGAGGCTTCTTACAGACATTAACTATAAATGTCTCTTCTGGGTTTAATGTACTGATTGCTCTACTTTTACCAGTACCTGTTTTACCCATTAATATAACAACGGTTGCCATTAAAATAAATCTGTTATAGAACCCTCTTTTTCTTTTTTAATATAAATGAGGTTACGGCTTCTTTCCTCATATTCCTTAGCCTTGTTGGTATCTTCGGCTAATCTTACAGCTTCTGTTGGTTTAGCTAACTCCTTGAAATGAGCGCACGCACCATTGAACAGTAGACCTACTGTTAAATTCTCAGGACCATCTCTATTCTTAAGTAACTCAATGAATCGGGCTGCACTTTTAAGTACAGTTAAATCATAACCTGCATAACTTTTTAGGTTATGACCGAATGGGTTATACACTGAAATGATGATATTAGCATCTCTACCTGTGTATTTCGAATCAGCAAGATTAGCTCTTTCTGGCTTAGACCTTTCTTGTTTGAAAGCATCTAAAGACTCATTTGAAGCACTTTGCTGTTGAATAATTACAGGAGAAACGTGATACCTATTTCTGAGTTTCACCATATTAGTAGAAAAAGCATCTATTGCTTCTTTTAGAGTACCTCTATATGGTAATAAACTAATATGGTCCACCAGAGCAATAATGTACTCTTGGTCGTTTTCAGGAACATAATAGTTAAACTCTTGTACAACTTCTTCTTCCCCTAAATCATTGGTTACTTTGACTTCCTTGTAATGAGTAGTACCAACTGATTCGCAATAAGCTTTCACCTTTTCATAAAACTGATTAGGTGTAACATCTACTACGAAATTGATACAACTCTCAAAGAAATCTAGAATAGAGCGAAATTCGACAGTATCAATCACATCCATAATCTCTTGTGGTGCTGGATTATCATTGTCAGAACTTCTCAGGTTCTTAGGAGAAATCAGGTACTTACCATTATATTGTTTAAACAGTAAGTAACTAATAAATCTTTGAGTAATTCTCTCTGGAGTTTCCTCCAAAGGCATACAGAATATAGTGTACTTCAAATTTGGGTATTTAGCTCTATTATAATACAAATACAAAATAGGTTCAAATACAAAGAAAAAGTAACTGAATTGTGATTTACCACCACCGCTATATCCTGTTACAATATAATAAGTGTCTTGTTCAACCCCTGTAAGATAGTCTTTATACCTATAAAATGGACTTGAAAGAGAATTGATTTTACCTTCTGAGATAGCTTTTCTTCTCTTTCTAAGTTGTTCTAAGGTTCTATCTATTAAGGATTTTGCCATTATCGGTGTGCAACATCATCAATATGAGCAAGCTCTCTATCCTTATAAGCATTATAAAGATTGATATGAGCTACAATATCATCGGTGATACTTCTAAGCTTATCAAATGACTTCTTGAGTAGTGCTTCTGCATTAGAATACAGCTTGCACTTAGCCTTAGATTCAGCAATATACTTACCCTTCTGTTCATCAAATGTGTCGTCCTTATGACACTTAGCTACACCTACAAATGCGAATTCATCATATTCACTATTGAAGAATTCGTGAAGACAAGCATCATACCATCTATTACGGTCCATTCTTCGAAGTCGAACCTTAATAATGCATACTACTGTTCCAGCTTCCTTATTTACGATATACTTCTTATCTACGAAGTGAAGCTTGAAAATTTTGTTGAAATTCTTGTTTAGCATAATTCTACATTATTCCAGTTATCCTGGGTTATTTCGTTTTTGTTTTCTATGAAATTGAGTAAATCTGAGGATTTTTCAACCCCCTCATCACCCTTAACATCTTTAAATATGAAGTACTTCAATGTGCGCATATAAGCATAATCACCATTGAATGAATCTACATATCTCTTGGTAGCATCAATAATCTCCTCTGGGTCATAATAACCAAACTTTCTAAAGAAAAGTTTTAGACGAGCTTCAATTAAGGCTCCACCTTCTGCCCAATAATAAGAAGTATTAGGTTTCTTTCCCTTGGGGTAAATATCCTTCAGTTCTGCAGCAAGTTTCTTCAAATCTGAACTATCCAAAACTTCAGCTTCACTAATAATAGACATAAATTTCTTAGTGTGAATTGGGAATACCCTCGGCTCATCACCCCTTTTGGGAATGTTATGCTTAGTTAAGATACGAGCCTTTTCTTCTTCTGATGCTGGGTAAAATAGTGTACCTAAATAGAAAAACTCTTTTAAGGAGATATTGTGATTAGGTAATACTGATTTTAGTGTTTCTAGTATACTCATACTAGTTTTAATTCTTTAAATTCTACATAGTCTGAACTGAAATTATCATTGATAGCATTTAACGTGTATGTTTCTTCAATAGTCCCTTCAAAATAGTGTATTACTACTGTAGGTTTAGGATGTCTAAGAAGTCTACCTACCTTCTGTATAATAGACCTATCAGATGAATCAACCTGAGCAATAAATCCAACCTCCGTATTAACAAGGTTTTGTCCTTCCTGAAGCATATTAACTGTAATCAACTCATTAGTCTTAAATGAATTGAAATCTTCAATCACTTGTTTAGGCTTCTTTGTTTTGGAGGTTAATGCATTACCAATAGATTGAGCTTGTTCTATAGAAGTAGCAAAGATTAAAAACCTCTTATTCTTCTTTCTAAAGTTCTCCGCATAACTTTGTAGTAAGGCGGTTTTATTACTTCCAAGAAATCTCTTCTCTTTCAGTACTGCATTTAAGTACTTATCCTTTATAGTCTTATTGAAACATTCCGCTAATTGTTTACTGTAATATTCCCTAAGTCCTGCATAATAGTTGCAACACTCTCTGAATGTTGCTTTGCCTATTATGGTAGCACTTGGATTATTATATCGCTTCTTCCAAAGTTCAGGAAAATCACAATAAATAACTTGGGGATTATTTACTTTACCTACTCTAATCTCATATATCCTTTCTGTTTCAGGTATCTTAGATTTGAGTACCAATATTCTTGGTGTAGGTAGAGTATTGTTATCAATTGCTGTCTGCAAATCTACTGAAAAATCTACAGAACCATACCTTTCCATCAAATAGTTTTTGAAATTGACCTTGTAGGTTGCTGATAGAAAGACGGAGTAAGAGAAAGAGATAAGGCTAAAATAATCTAATCTTGCCTTAGTGTTAAGGTGATGAGCTTCGTCTGCAATAACAAAGTCAAATTTCATACCTTTTAACTTAGACAAAGATTGATAGCATTCTATCCTAACTTTAGCCTTTCTCTTTAAGAACTTATCCATTTCAACTTTCCAGTTGTCCTTATGCGCTCTTTCCGCTACAAGTAGTAAAATAGTAGGTTGTCGAATCTTAACCTTATTTACTATATGTAGGGAAAGAGCTGATTTACCATAACCTGTTGCCAGATTAAGGATATAGGACTTAGTGTCGTTCTTAATTTCTCTATTGATGAGTTTCTTTAACTCGTCTCTAGTCATTAGAATTACACTTAAAGAGCTTTGTCAAGCCTCTAATAATTAAATTCCATAGCTTGGAAGGCTTCTGATTGTTACCAGATTTATTGTTAATGGTAACTCCTTCAGAAGAGAGTAAAGCAAATGCTACCTCAGACTTTTTAAGCTTCATATAGTAGCGTGCTTGTACTCCTCTAGGGGTTCTTCCAATTTCTTCAGCTGCCTTGTTAAATGCATCCTGGAGGTTACCAGGGTTAAGTCTTACATACTTAAGAATCAGCTGTTCTTCTTCCGTTGTCCATCTCTGTGCCATTGTGAATAGTGTTTACGCGTTTCTAAATAATTTAAATCGTACTGATGTTTGTAGGCTTCTTTCTCAAATGAGATATTCATATAGGCTTCGTAGTTTTCACCAAATCTGAATATGCCAATGATAAATTCAGCCAAGTAAAGGATGTAGAATAGGATATAACCTAATTCTTTCATCTGTGCTGTGTGAATCTTTTCGTGGTTGATTGTAACAGCAGGTAATTCTTTCCTTGCAAATAATACCCCAAAAAGATTAATCGCTATGAATCCTCTAAATGGGATAATGTTGTTGTATATAATCTTCATATTTCTTTCGAGTTTCAATGATTCTAGTAACATCCTTTTCAATGTCACCACTACTTCTGAAACTGGGGGATATTAATATGTAATAAGGATAACCTTGTATTGATATAATATCATCTACTTTGAAATGTTTTGTCTTAGTTTCTAATTCACACCCTCTACTAATTATGTTGAGAGTACTAGGGTTTAACATTTCATACTCGTGAATTCTAGCATCCTTAAATCTAGGACTCTTAATGTTAGACCTAACCCAGAAACTAGGTACTGAGGAATGAAAGAGGTAAATACCTTTATCTAACCTTTCAATAGTAGAAATATCTTCAGGTGAGCCTGTTTCAATTCGAATAGGAGGCATTACTCAAAATCCTTTTTATAGTTCTTATTCTTACGCTTGAATTTTTCCTTCTTTGGGAAATAGTCATCATCGTAGGATTCGTAATCCTTAAACTTTTTGATTTTCTTTTCGGGTTTCATATTGATAAGAAAAGTGTGTGAATTACACTACTCTTAGAATATTATAAAAGTGGGTAGAAATACCAGTTAATACCGATACTCCTACCCACAAAACAACACAATTAACACTATTATGGCACACAGCGTATAAGTCTGGATTAGCTTATTCATCATTCCATTTTCTAAAAGCATTAAAACCTATCCATCCAAATACCATCTTACTAATAAGATATGCACATAACACAATAACTAAAATCTTCATATTATCTTTCAATGTAATCTGAATACTTATCCAACGCTAACTGCAGGTCCTCAGCATACCCATTATTTAGGTATAAATCAGCCATAGCATTTGCTATGTTTTGCATTGTAGTGTCAGATAAGTTCTCAAAATTTTTAACTCCTAAATACTCTAAATCCTCTCTTGTAATACTAATAACTTCAAAAACTTCTTACATAATTAGAATTGAATTTTGCTAACCTCTTCAATATGAGATGTAGGATTAAATTCATCTCTAATCATATCGTCAAACATTGTAAATGTCTTACCGAAATAGAGACGAATTCTTCCTTGTATGGGGAGTGATGATTCACCATAACCTGCAAGGTCAATTGAGTAAATCTTAGGTGAGTTAATTTGTGAAATTAACTTCTTATAAGAACTAACACAATTACCTCTGTTGGCTTCATTATCACTAATAATAATAATTCTATCGTACTTCTTACCGCTCTTTCTAATCATATCTAGTGCCGATTGGAGGTTTGTACCACCTCCTGTAAAATAGCCTAGAATGGTTTCATAGAGCATCTTGAAATCATAATACAGTGGTTTAACCATATCTGCATAATGAGCAAAAGTATATAGGTCAGAAGTACCTAAAGCTTGATACAGGATAGCAGTTATAAAAGCTGCTTCTTTTCTAACGCCACCCATAGAACCTGATACATCAAGAACTATAGCTACATTACCTGTGATAGCTTCCTTAAAGTTAGCCATAGCACCTTCTATAGCCTTATTAAGAGCTTGTTTGATAAGCTCATTATTACCACCATAGAGATAAGCATTAGCAAGCTGCTGAGGCATAATCTTAGCCTTTCTAATCATTGTAGAATCACTAATTAGATTAGCTAACATCTTGGTTGTTTCACCATCAGAATCATTATTAACAATGTTATTTATGTTTCTAATAGCTGCTAAATAACCAAGCTTATTCTCCTTCAGTAGGTCAGAAAATACAGCATTTTTACCTTGCTTAAGGGCTTCAGCTTTTTCTTCATCATTAAGTTCAAATTCCTTAACAACCTGACCAACATCAGAAAGTCCAACTTCCCAAGTATCAGCACTAACCTTAGCTCCACGCATAATAGCTGTAATGGTAGAAATCTTCTCACCATCTACTTCTACAGTTGCATTGGAGTTATTTGGGTTGGGGTGTACGAGATTAGCCACATCAATAATATCCTTCTTATACTTGAGAAGGGAATATGTGTCTAATCCTTCAATAGCTTTCCTAAATGCCTTCTTCATTGAATTAGGCATAACACCTTTACCTCCTAGAGTCTTGTAAGTGTCTAGGATAGCCTTCATATCATCAGGGCGATAAATCATACCACCCTTCTTATTCTTCTTGTCAAAAGAGCTGTAAAGAAGCTTGGCATAACTAGTTCCTGAAAGGAATGGTAGAGCAAGTACAGAAGCTACTTGATTAATAGTTCTAAGACCTGATGCGTGACAACGAGAATATACAATAGCCTTAGCTACAAATTCAGGGTCAGCAAGAGCAATCTTAGAGATGAGTTCACTAAACTCAGATAGAAACTCTGTAGCACTCTTATAGTAAGTATCTTGAAGCATATAAGTATTCAAGATAGTAAGGAGGTGGAGCTTATCTTCAAGCTTGTAACCAATACCACCACCTACCATATTATGAGTAGGTTCTGGTATAGCATTAGCTTCTACAACAGCTTCTTTTGAACGAGCCATTTTACCAATGGAATCTCTAAGCAACTTTGCTCTTTCTTCTTTTTTATTCATAATTATTAAAGATTATTGACTAGAATTTTATATAGAATCTAGACTAACTATTAACTATTTTTTATTAATGAAAACTATATATTCCAAATCTTTATAAATGGTACTACCGTAATATATATTAATATATACACGGTCCATATAATTACATATAAAGGTTAAACCCATTTTATAGAGAATAGGTCCATTCTTTGTTACATTAGCAGTCACATTATTACGTATATGATACTTGAAATCTCTAAGATTCTCTTTAGCAATTCTAAGACCTATATTGTCTAATTCAAAGAGATTAGCATTTTCTATGACATATTTCAATACACGTTTATATGTAGCTTCTAAAT